CGTCAATGTAAACCGATGCGCCATAATCCAGTGAATCCAATTCATCCCCGATGTCAACAATGCCATAGCGAAGCAATGTAACCGCATCACCTACATATTTCTGATTGCTAAGTGCTAGACCGCGCAATACGCCGACTTCTGCGGCTGTTGACCCGTTACCGAGTACTGCTTTCCCTGTGGTGGCATCAATTCGCATGTATTTGCCGCGACGACTTGAAACCGTTTCGCCACCCACTGCATTAATGGTTTCCCATTTTTCCATGACTTCGAAATAGTCGAATGTCAATTTAGCCATTTGATTGTCCTCTTATACGCTTCGTCTAAGGCGCTTGATGCTGGCACTGCGTGCCGCTTCCCGTGCCTCTTTTCCCATTTCAGGCGCACGACCGTTATTGTTTGATGGACTACCCGGTGCGCCGGATTTAAACAGGTAGTCATGGTTTGCGGTAAACGCATTCACCATTTTCTCAACCTCTTTAACATTCAGTTCACCGTCTGTCATCAGTGTGCTGACATCGTGTTTCGCTTTCAGCACGGTTAACGCTGTAACAGGGTCGTGTGCCTTTGCCAGATGTTGCAACAATGCAGAATCACGCTTTGTATCCAATGCCTGTTGCTCAAGCTCTTGAATACGTGCTTTTGCTGCGGCTGTTTCCTTCTGATAGGCTTCTGCCTTCGCATTCGCCCGTTCAACTTCGGACATTTCAGCTTCTTTGCGCTTACGTTCAGCTTCAAAGAATGCCTTGCCCTCATCTTCGGATTCGATACCCATTGATTCAAGAATCTTTACACGCGCTGTTTGTTCAGCACGTTTCAACCGTTCACCGATAATGCGGTCAATGTCTGCCTGCGTAAAAATGCCCTCACTTTGTTGACCCGGTTGAGTTTCCGGTGTTGCAGGTGCTTGTTGCCCTGTGTCGGTAGTCTGTGATTCTGTGCTTTGCGTTGTTTCTTCTGACATTTCGTTTTCCTTTTCCGGTACTTACCGTGTACCGTGACGTAAATTAACAATAAAAAAGCACCCCGTTTGGAGTGCCATTGTTCACTGGTATGAAGTTTAAATACTATTCGTCTATAGGCTTAAGCGATTCAACTAGCCTGATTAAATCGTTAATAACTTTATCGACTGTAGGCTTCATCGGTTCGTATGCAACATCAATCATATCCAGAACTGATACACGCAACCGATTGTATGCACCATTAAAGGTGACTTCGTGCAATGGTTCGTGTGTTAAGCTGTCAAATCGCACATAACACACATCGCACCTTAATAGGTCACATGTATCAAGTTTAAGCTCACCTTTGTCATTTGAGCGCATCACATATTCCTGAACCAATACACCGTATTCACATTCAGGGCAGATATTGTCATTTTTGCGCTTTGGTTTATCCATTCCACACATCCCGTAAGTCGCTATGAATAATATATTGCGGTCTTACAACCCATGCATACTCTGTATCGCTAACAGGTATCCCGTCCACTGCATCCACGATGTCGCACACTTCGTTATCCGGTGTTAGCATGACATCACGACCTGCAAGCCGTGCAAGACCAATAGCGGCTTGATTGACGGATACTCCACTAGCGTTCATATTATGCGCTAAGTTTTCGAGGTTAATCGCTGTAGATAGCGGTTTATCACTCATCAGAATAATCTCTCTCGATGGTATGTGCTTGTGATATAAACTCATACATCCGGTTGCTCAGAGCATACCATTCGTCTGCGAACTCATTAAAACCATCGTTTCCAAATTCGCGCCGGGATTCCGTTAACATCTCATCTATAGCGGTTTTAGCATTCATAAACGTGGTTGTTCGGCGTAGTTGCGCCAGAACAGTAACAGGAAGTTTCACAATAGATTTATCACTCATTAGCTACCCTCTCTACCTATACCCTTAGTATAGCACAAATGTATAAGTATTGTATTAGCTATGCTGCCCGTCTATGGATGGTACAATTGCATTTCCCGTGACAGGTTGTAGCCGCTGCACCGGGTACGGTTGGCAGTGTATCGGCTGTATACGGACTACCTGCGGCTAGTTCTACACACCCGTATTTCCCCGCAGATGGTCGGCAATGGTCTGCTACGCCTAACACCCAATCAATAACCTGATTATCAGGTGTAGCATAGGCATATTCGCGATAGAATGCCTGCTGCGTGTTGCGTCCATATTGTGCTATCTGATCGAGTGCTTGCGCTTCGGATTTTTCACCGTTAGCAATCGCTTGTGCAAACTCTGCAAGGAATCTATATTGTCCTTGTAGCACACCCCCAACCCGTCCCCAATTGGCTTGCGTCATATTGGCGCGCCCACCGACTGCGAACATAGATTGTGCAATATGGGCGTCTGCTAATACCTGCGCCGTTGCGGTTTGCCATTGCGGTAAGCTAATTTGTCCGGCATACAAGCGCCGGGTTAAATCTTGTAATTCCGGTACGGTTGCATCCCTGACACGTTGCATCTCTGTGAAAACTACCGTCTCACTGACAAACTGCCCATTCTCCTGATTGCGCCAACGCTGTGAACGGTTGGAATAAACGTAATCAGGCATCGGTTTCTATCGGCTCTTTATCCAGAACATCCTGCCAATCAAGGCTTGCGACTTCCCGCCACCAAAGGATAGCAGATTGGATAGCAGTTTCGTTGATTTCAGCGAATACATACAGGCTTTCAGCAGGTAATGGTTCACCGATGATATTTTCGTTATTGCGATTCTGTTCTGCCATTATGCAATCAATTCCTGTGTATCGGTTGTTTCTTCATCGGTAGGTACTTGCTGCGCTGTATTGCCTTGATTTACACCGTTATTCGCGTCCGGTGTTTGTTGCTGCTGTGCAAAGCGATTGCTACGCACATTTAGCGCCATTGCTTGCATTTCTTCTTGCTTGACCTTCTTAATATCATCCGGTGCATATCCGATTTGTTCTAAGAGGAATTCCGGCGCTTTTGAATCTAATGCTGCCATCGTCATTTCTAGCTTTTCTTTTTTCGATAGCTTATCCTGAAATAGCACACGGGGGATAATGTCGAAATCCAGCTTGTCGTTATGATAGCTATCCAGATTGTAAGTACGGAAGTCATCCAATCGCCGGAATGCTGCAATGCTAATTGCCATCTGGATAGCCGACTTTGTTGACGCACCATAGTTGCCTTGAAGTTCTCCAAGTACATCCACTGCATCACTATACATGTTTTCGATTGCTACGCCGGACAATTCGCTATTGTCGTCTCGCATCCGCTGTAATGCCAATTGCGGTAAGTCCGCTTCAATCTCACGCTGTTGCGCCATACCCGCATTCAATGACCCGGCTAAATCTAAATCCGGTGGTTGTATCGGCTCAATGCTACCATCGGCAACGTATGCAATAGGGGAGTTATCCCGATTTGTGCTATCTGTGCTAATGGTTGCTGGCTTACCTGTACTATCCGATAAATCGGGTTTATTTGTACCTTTCGCCTGATAGCGGATTTGCACACCTTTACGGATGTTATCGTGAATCAGTGACATGACATCATTCAGGTTGTCGATTTTATGCCGGACATGGTGAAATGTAGTGACGCCGAAACCGTGTGACGTACTAATATGTGGTGTCCATTCTACAGGGACAAAGCCGTACGGGTTATCCCATTCCGACATTGGTGTTCCGTTGCCATCAGTTACATAAGCGTGTAGTTCACCATCACGGAATGTTTGAAATTGTTCTTTGTCGATTACCTCACGGTATTCGTACCACTTGTTAATCTCATCATCATAGCGCTTATAGCGAATGTCGATATACTTCACATTGCCAACGGCATCAAACTGCACATCATAGACTTTCCGGGGGTCTAAGACTTCAATGCGAACCCGTTCCCTGTCTACATCATCCACAATCTTAAGCGCAATATCCCCCATTGTACTGCCTTCTCTCACGTACAATGATTTCAACTGCTCAAAGTTTGACCATCGCAGGATTTTGCGAATAGATTGCAATAGCGTATCATCTGCGCCGGAAATGGTAAGCGCTCCGGTTGCAAAGGTTTCGTAGTCGATTGCGCCACCGAACACTTTTGCAGCTTCAATGCTATTGAGGCGTCCTACCGGATTGTACAATCCTCTAATGTGCTTATACAGCGATTCATTGTACTTATAGGTTGCTGCATAGCTGTTAATCGTGTGATATATCGTATTATCAGCATAGCGACGGTTATGCCAGTATCGTGCCATACGGACATCGTAATCGGTGAAATCAAACGCCAGTTCAGCGATGTGATCTTTGGCATTGTATGCGCTAACAGCGGCTTGCCAACCCGCCGCGCCACCACGTCTAATCGCTGTCATAAGTCGTCCAAAGGTCTGAAACATTCATATCACCAACTATGTCCCGTATGGTCATTCCAATAATCGGGCATCTCTATATACTCGAATTGTCGTGTATTATTCACCCCGTGCCATGCACCGGATAGAGCATCAACCTGGTCGTCATGTAGCTTATTATCCCCTGTGAATGCGTTGATTTCTTGCAAAAAGTCCTCATTCCAGAGTGCTGATTTTAATATCAAGTGACCGGATTCAGCGAAGGCGGATACAGGTCTCGCACGGTCTAACTTGCTACCTGTTGCCCTGTCACCATAAACGGTGTAACCGGATAGCACCCGTAGCTGATAGTGTTCGATTACTGCCTTGCCGGAACTACCCGGCTCTTGTTCAATACGGATGGTTACATCCTTGCCGTCCAGTTCAGCAGTCTGTAGTACCTTGCGTTCTACATCACCACTATTAGACCGGATGCGTACAATATCGGTAACGTACATCTTGCCGCTATTGTGGCGTCCTATCTTGAGACCAACGGTGTAATCAGGGTCAGGATTTGCTGTACTTACTTCTGTACCTGCAAAATCCCAATATCGCACCCATGACGTAAATTCGTTAGCAGGGGGAATGTTATCCGTAACTGCAAACCATTCGCGCCGGAATATGCCACCGGATTCACTGACCGTCCAATCGCCATCCTTTAAGCGTTGGCGGGTTACAATGTCCAACTCTGCTAAGGACTGTTCGTATTCATCACGGTCAAGATACGGATTGTCATCTAGCTTTGCGGATACAAATATACGATTCGGATGGTTTCCGGCATCCAGAAAACGGGACTTTACCCAGTTGTGACCAATACCGCCGGGGTTTGTTGCTGCGCGCATTCTCAGCGGCACATTCGCACCGATTAACCGGCGCAAGCGACTAAACAAATAGGTGTACTTTGGCATCTCGAATTGTGTTAACTCGTCATAGCCTACAAATTGAAACTCTGCTGACTGATAACGGTATTTGTGTTTGTCGTGTTCAAGATAGCCGAATGTGAGTGTTGCACCGGATGGAAACGTCCACGTTTTATCCTGACCTGACCAATGCGCGTCACTATTCGCAAGCCAGCTATAGGCTCTATCCATAATCGCACCGGGTAAAGCAAGGTCTGCAAACGTCCGGCGTAACAATAGCGCACGGTATCCCGGGACATCCACATATTGCAATGCTGCCATCAATAAGGCATCTGACTTACCACCACCTGCTGCACCACCGTACAGGACTTCACGAACGTGATTACATAGCAGAAATACCGCTTGACGTTCGGTGGGGTAGTGGGGGATGTACTTAGTCAACTTCGGTGTCGTGACCGTTTTTGCCTGTGCCGGATGGGATTGCGCCCAATCGCGCAAGCTCTGCGAGGATGTTTCCTGCGTCGTGTGCATTATCTGCCTGTATATTCACATTGGTGGATTCAGTCTTAAACGGTTTCCCGTCCGCATTGCCAACGGTGACGCCCTGTGACGCCTTGCCCAACTCCCACTCGATAATCTCAGACGCTACTTTGCTACGCACGTTTTCATCTTCGCTATCCAGCAATGCAATCTTAACTGCAATCGCTTTCAAGACAGCTTGCTTGCGTCTATCCAACGCGGCGCGATGAATATCAGCGCGTGCAACTTCTAAGGCATCATCTACATAGGTGTCCCATTTATAGACAGTATTTGGTTCAATGCCTATGTACTCAGCAGCATCCTTTTTACTAAATGACGGGTTTTCGACGCGCGCAGTCACATATCGCCATTGCGTCTCTGATAACAATGAGAACGGGTCAATATTTGGCGTTTTTGTGGACTTTTGTGGATTTTTGTTCGTCATCTAAAGGTTCTATCGTCACTTTGAATGCTGTTTGCCGCATGGCAATAATGTGTAGGCTTTGCAATAAATCGGTTTCGGGTACGTCTAGCTTAATCCGCAATCCATTCCCGTCACCTGAAATAATTATGGCACTGGCGATTGCCGGAAAACTGGCTAGAAACGAAATAGGTTCAACCTCTGCCACTATTCCGCCACCACGTTAACACTGTCCACATTAATCCAGTGGTTGCCATCGGATAACGTGGCATCCAGCTTCACACTGTAGCTATTGCCAGCCGTACCACCTGTAATCACCACACGCAGGATACCGCTTTCATCAATCGCGGGTATGTTATCCAGTGTAGCCCCTGCACCAACAGTCACGGCAATACTACTGATTGTCACCGGAGACAGCGCATTGATAACAGTTGTCCAATTGTAATCCAGATACAGGGTATCGGTATTGTACTTTTCCCACGGTTGTGTGGTTCGTTTTGTCGGTACGGATACCGGATAAAATGCCATTGCTTGTCCTTGTTGTTATCTGTTACACCAGCGTAGAAATGTGAAAGCCTCTGCATTCCACAGAGGCAATCGAAGGGGTAGTACTGCATATGTTCAATAAGCGGTGAGGATTCACCATTGCTGCAATCTGCCTACACCGTAGGCATTGTGGGGTCGGCAGGATTTGAACCTGCAACCGTAACGCCTTAACGCCACTGCTTTGCCAATTAAGCTACATCCCCATAAACACTTTTCGCCACACCGCACCCCGCATTCAAAACCAGAAAACACCCCTTCACAAGGTGTCGATATATAAGGTTAGCGGGGGTCGGCATGACCTCGTAATAAGATTAGTTACATGAATCAAAAAAGGCGCTACAAGAAATGTAGCATCCCTTAATTTAATTATACAACCATTGTCAAGAGGCAACCGGAAGCGCATCGAGACCGAAGTCCTCATAGCTTGCGATATTGCGTTTAACGTTCTCAATATCCTGCAAAATATACCGTACTTGAAAGACAGGCATTCGTAGATACATCGCAGTCTGTTGGATGTAATGTATCTCAGGATAGCCACTTCTAGCACGTTTATACCGGGTGAACACGGTATCAATATCTAATTCAAGTTCTGTAAGTACAAGTCGATACTTACCCGCTTTCATCATGGTGAGCATAAAAATATTATTAAGCGCCTTATCTTCACATGGTCGTGATAGGTCGGACGGTGAAAAGCGTTCTTCCCATATATCCGTGTCATTCCACCATTGACCCTGTGTTTGCATACGCCATTCGTGCTGTTGTCGCCGCTTACTTGCGTTGTCATGCACCTCTTGATACTGATTACGTCCCATTATCGTCGTCTTTGCTATCTTCAATGATTTTTAACATTGCCACCCGGTTAATCATGTCTATATCCCCCGACCACTCTTTACATGCCACAGGCGGGAATTGTTCTACACAGTTAGTCATGTCAACATCGCTCCACAGACTACATCCGTAAGCCACACTGATTACGTTCCCATCGTCGTCATATTCGTAAGCCGGGTTATCCATCGCTGTTGGCGTGTTATCGTTATTGGTAATCATGCCGCTGCACTCCCTATCTGTTGCTTTTTCACGGTAAGCACTTCGTTATCCAGAGAACACCATATGTGCGTATCCGTGTGAACAAAGTCGATATGTTTTGTAATTGCCGTTTGCGTGTGCGTGTCCACAATCGCATATGAATAGCCGTGTTGCCATCGGTTGTGCTTCTTGCGCCTGTCATAATGCGGTGTAAGTTGACAACCGCATCCACCGATAACACCGGACACCTTATAGCGAGTACCCGCTGTGTAGTAGTCAGGATGGTGGCTGTGTCCGGCAAGCACTGAATACTGATAGTTATATTCTTTTAGCATTGCAGCAGCAGTATGCGTTGATGCTTTCCAGCCGTGTACAATCATTAGCGTATCTGCAACATTGATTTCTAACGCATCAACACCTGTACCCGTCCAGTACACCTCACCATTTGCCTTGATTGTCTTGACATGGTAATCAAATAGCAAATCATAGTTTTCGTCGTTTTCCATCATCAACCAGGCACGCTCATCATGGTTGCCATCAATCCACTTAAGCAAGGCATCCGGCGCATCATAGCGCAAGCGGTTAATGTGTGGTGTCCAGTGGCGACGGGCTAATTTCAGATGCGGGAATTTCTTCACCCGCTTATCTGTTTCAAATCGACTAATTGACGGGAAGTCAAAAGCGTCACTACCAACCGCTATGCCATCCGGTTGCAATTTCTGACGACACAATGACCGCATGGCTTGCGCGTTTTCATCCGGGTAGGGGAGGTGGTTATCGTTGTCATGTTCCCATACCTGATAACGCTTATCGCGATTTAGCCTATCCTGTGCATCTTTCCACTCGCCGACCTGTGCATACTCCGAGACACCCGACCAATTCTCAAGGTGTAAAATGTTCTCGGGTGGCATGGTTGGCGCAAACTCCTGATACTTGCCGTTGCTATCATAATCCCACCATGTTTTACATACGATATTGCGGGATATGTCCAACTGTTCTGCAACGTCATCCGTGCTGACATCATTGGTGCGTAAGCTAATAATAGCGCGTATCTGTTCCTCAGACGCCATCAGAAGCTATCCTTGCGCTTACGCCCGCGTGGCTGTACGTCCTGTGCATATTCGTTGCTGCGCTTCATGTACAGCCAGTATGCGTATATGCTAACCGGAATCATGATAACCATGCCGATGCTACAACCGATTGCGATAAGCCATGCGTCCATAGAACTACCCTTTGAGTCAGTTTTCTATGACTCTATTATACCGAATTAATGTGCTAATTGTCCATTAATTTTTCGTTATAGTTCTTGGGATAAGTTGGGATATATGCTAGCATAAGTGCTATTTCATATCATCATCGCAAGTATAGCCTTGCTTTATTCGATATCGAAAAGCAAAAGTCGAAATCCCCAATGCTTTAGCCGCATCTTTTACAGTTGGATAAGTTATACCATTCCACGCCCATCTTTTAGACGATTGTCTCAAACTGTTCCCCCTGCCGGTCATATCAGAGTCGCATACATAACCCTGATTCAGCCTATATAGCATGGTCGGAGCTGAAATACCATTTGCGCTTGCAGCTTTTCTCAAACTGCCATATTCAACTCCATTCCACGTTACTGTCGTTGATAGCGAGGAACCTCTGCCAACCATGTCAGTGTCACATTTATAACCGGAGCTTAATCGCCATTGCATGGCAGCAGCAGAAATCCCTATTGTCCGAGCCGCTTCGCGCATGGATTCATATCTAACCCCGTTCCATTCGACAGGGGTTCCTAACACATTGGGATTACCACTATCACCACCTTTTGTCATGTTGTACCCGTTGTAATAACTATCGTAGAAATCAATCCACGCGACTTCGCGGACATAAGCATCATCCCTAGAAAGACTAGTTTCTATAACCTCGAAGACAAATGCTTTGCGACCATACTTGTTATATGCATTTTGTAGATACGCACTATGGTGATATTTGTTTTTGAGTGCATTAAAATGTGACCGCTTGCGTGATTTACGGTTTACAGTGACACCAACATAACATTTCTTAGTGACAACACAGTAAATCCGGTATATAATATGTTTACTCATGAGTTTCAACCCTCGTGATATTCCAACCGCAACGGGTCGCATCCTGTTGCGGTTTTTATTTTTCGATACACTAATTATAGCACATTCGAGCGCATTGTGCTAACACAGTGCTATATTCTA